AGCTTTTGTATCTCTAACCCCAGACCTTTGATCTGCTGGCTGATTTACAAAAGAGTATTCCTTAAATGAAATATCTTGCATGTCTATAAAGGCTAATTTTCCTTTATAAACCTGACCTCTTTTATATTTTGGAAACTTTGGCCTGCCGCTAGCATCTTCTTTTGCTAAATCCTCTCCAGAAATTGAGCAGAGAGCTTTACCCGCCCTTCCGCCAACTGAACCGGTAAGATACCTTCTGTCGGCTATTTTTTGGGCGGCTGCAGGATCGGTTATGGCTATTTGAAGCCTTACGTAAGATGCACCATCTTCTTCTTTTTCCATTTTAGCGGCCATTACCCTGCCAATTGGCTCAGAATTAAGGTCGTGGTTTAAAATTACCGGCTTTGGATAGGGTTCAACCCAAGACTGCAAAGCCTTTTCTAATTCCGTTGAAGAATAGTTATTATAATTTGCGGTAAGCCCGCTCGTGAATAGCTGCAACCTCTATAATGAGACCATGGTTAGAATTAAAGTTTTCCAAAAAGTTATAATTTGATTCAGATAAGTTTGGAAACTCAACTGTGAAATTTTCTGTAAAATCAAAGCTCATTTTAACCTCTGTAGTTAACTATAAAATATAGTACAATTCTTTTTATAACATTAAACAATTTTATACAAATATATCAGACTTTTACTAGGTTGTCTAATTTTTCAGAACTTCTAGGATCCCCATTCTTTATATATTCAGATAGGTGTAGTTCCGACATAATATGAGGGGCATATATATAAGAAGCGCTATATAATTTTAAGTTATTTTCTTTTGCTTTCTTTGACCAACCAAGATCTTCACCCTGTTGATGAAACTCGTAATCCAAAGTCATATAGGTTTTCTTTGACATCATTTTAGCTGCCATTATAACGTCGGATTGAAAATAAGTTCCTATAGGATAATTTTGATCTCTAGATGCCTTCCAGTCTTCTCTCCATGACATTACGCTGGGAAAGTTAGTACCAACAGGAGTCATGTACATCAATGGTGAGACTGCGTCTGCGCCTTCATTAATATGAGCTATCAATAATTCTATTGTATTTGGGTTTTCAATTAAGACATCCGAATCAAGACTAAAATAATAATCTGGTTGATACTCTCTAACTTTTGACAGAATTGAATTTCTCATATTGATCATATTGTGATATTTGGACAAAGTCCATTGCCTACCATTGTTTTGATGCTCAAAGTGGGGTACGTCTGATCTTTCAACAATATCAAAGAGTGGAATATTTTTGTCTATTCTTTTCCACGTATTAAGGGAGATAATTGTAGAACTATCATTAGGATCAACTTCAAATATAAATCCAATATTTGACATACTAACGGATTGCTTTAAAATGCACCTAACCCAGTGCGGCAGTATCCAATCTCTTTTGTATATTGGGCAAGCTATTATCAGCTTCATTGTTGTTCAGTTTTGACTGTCTTTTCTTTTGTTTCTGACTTTTTATTTGAGGTTTTTTTTTCTGGTTGTTTTTGTTCTTCGACTTTTGGTTCATCTGTTTGATCTTCTGACTCTGAAAAAATTAAATCAAATCCTTCAGCAAAAGCGTCAACTATTTCTGTGAGTATTTGCATAGCAAGTCTCACTTGATTATTTTCAACGGCTGTTTTAAATCCTTTTAGCGCGTCTTCTTCTTGAAAAAACTCTTTAGAAATTTCAGATTTTATCATTAACGACATTACTTGAATCCTTTTCTTCTTTTGTATACACTACATTATAGTCTTTTTCTAGGACATTTTCAACAACAGACAACCAACTTAAATCAGATCTTCTAATATTTGGAGAAGTTTTTCTTCCACTTTGATTTGCTGGACGAGTCGCATTTCCTGCTCCTCTTCTTTTATTTGGTAGATTTCTTTGGCCACCAGTAGAAGACGCTTGTTTATCTGAATCTGCCTGAGTTTTCATCTGCGTCTGGGCATCCATTATGTCCATTTGAACCTTGCCCTGTAGTGCGGCGTACAGCTCACTTTCTTCCACTTCAGGACTTAGATTCAACTGAATTCTAGCTTCGCTAATTCCTATAAGATTGTTAACAAATTTTTGTATGACGTGAGTTTCTTTTTTAACTTGAGTATCAACATCTATTTCGTTAAATTTAAAATAACAACGATCAGAAGTCTCATTTGTTGATGGATTAAGAATTGGATCATATCCAGCCTCAAACAATAACTCATTGAATATGTGTAGTCTTATCATTTCTGAAAATACTTTTTGATAGTTTTTTATTTTATCATAAAGAGCAACATCCAGTCTGTCGGTTACTGATCTATTTCCACCGTTCATCCCAATGCCCAAGTGATGGGGGGCCAAGCCAAGACCCACGGATACTCTTTCCTTGAAATGATTGAGGTATTCAATTGCCTCAAGTGCCTCTCTGCCAGCGCCAACAATGTCTATATTGTGTCTATGCGGAAGAATCAATCCACCTTCAGATCTAAGATTTTCTATTTCTGCTGAAGCTCTATCTATTTCGTCTGGCTCAGCTGGTTGTTCGGGAGTGCCAATAGTATATTTGTATAATGGAAACAATTCTCTGTGAACCAAGTTTTGAATATCTTCTTCCATTTGTCTTAGAGCTACTACGTCATCTAAAACATTACTCAAAAACGGAGTACCAAATGCTCTACCAGTTTTTTTATCTATAGCTATATGAATAACTCTGTCTGCCGCCCAAACAGGATCTCTTTCGTTTGGAGAATAAGTGAGAGGATCTGTTGATTGCTGGTACGCTTTTGGTCTATTGAATCTATCTCGCAGTATTCTCACTTGCTCAGTTGGTATCAAATAATATCCAACGATTGGTTGAGTTGAATTTATTGGAGTTAGTTTTTCGGGAAAATATTCCGAAATATCTCCACGAGCCTTGACTATAAAAGCGTTTCCAAATTTAAACAACTGATCTGAAACTTCTTCAAGAAAATCTATAAATGGTCTTTTCATCGCCATTTCCATGAAATCTATTCTTTGATATAGATATGAAATAGCTTCCGAATTTTCTCCAGATATTTGCCAACCTTCTTTCCAAAAGAGCTCCCTATATTTGTTCATGGCTTGACGAACGTAGGAATCTGTATCTACGGCCTGCATGATGCGATCAAAGTCATAGGGAGATGGCTCGAATGTAGATCTGGTATTGTAATACCACGTATTGCCTTGGAAGCCAAGCGCAAGAGCCGCTATTTTCATTGTTTTTGGTAACTGCTTAACGTCTTCTGGTTTAATTGTTCTGGCTACAAATCTTTTACCAGACACATTATCCAAAGAACGAAATGGCAGATAATCTAGAATGGCCATTTTTTCTCCTATAAAAGCTATTTAAATAGTAGCCCTAAGGCTAGCTTTTATAACTTACTTCTGCTCTATGCCAGCTCTTTCAAAGGTATTCTTAATAATAAGACCCTTTACTGCTTCAAGCCAAAAGATAGTTTCTGATTCTGGAAAGTCGCTTCTGTAAGAAAGGTTTTTGTCGCTAATCTTAATTTCTATTGCAAACTCAGACTTTTGCTCTTGTGTATTCTCTTCGGTCATTTTATTTTTGTCCTCTCATGTTATTAATTACATTTGTCAACTGTCTAATTGTAGCATCTTTTACAACCAATTCAGTGGTTAGTTGAGCAAGTTTTTCTTGAAAACAGGCTATAACTAAATTCATGTCTAAACCATTGTTTGGTTGCTCAACATTGTTTTCTAATTTATCTTCCAAAACATTCTCCGTATCATCTTGCGGCGTTACAAAATCATCATTATTATTTTTGCTTTGCCAATTGGGTTTTTGATTTATCTTAGACATCTTCCAATTATACCACTTTTTTTTATTCATAAGTCAAGTTTATCATAAATTTTCTAAATCTACAAGTCTTTTACTCTAAATTATTTATCAAGATTCTAATGTTAATATTCTATTTTTAAGGTCTTCAATTTCTTTTATGAGTCCCTTAATTGCAGAAACAGACAAGGAAATTAGGGCATGACTACTCCACGCCTGAGGCTGTATTGCATCGCCTTCAGCGTTTAAACTGTAGGTGGCCAGATTTGCATCAATTTCGGCAACGTCTTGCGCAATGAAGCCGTACTCTTTATACGTCGCTTCTCTTTGGCTAAACAAATCACCTATGTACTGCGTTTCGTTCATTCTAAATGAAACAGGCTGCAGTGAATTTACAATTGAGAGAGCAAAATCAGAGTCAAGATTTTCAATGTTGTTTTTTAATTCTCTACGCGAAGTAAAAGTAAGAAGATACCCATCATTGCGTTTTCGGACTTCTGACCCAGCGGCAATTCCGTGGCCTCCAGTCATTACTAGATAACCGGCACGTACTGAGGCATCGCTTTGTCTAATTGGAACAGTGTTTGCATTTTCCGAAAAACTGGCAGGATATCCAGCGAGCGCATTTGCATTAGATGCCGTAGATGCTGTGCCATTTAAATTGCCAAAGAATGAACTTGCTGAAATTACTCCTGTGGCATCAATATTACCAGCAACAAGACTAATTCTTGAAGTGATTGCATCAAGAACTATTGAAGCTGGAGTAATTTGTGTTACTGTTGTACCACCTGCACCATTTGAGGAAACCTCAATCATCCCCCAATACAATTCTGTTCTAGCAAATATGCTGCCTCCGTAAACAAAAGGAGTAAGGTAATCACTAATTGGTTTAATAATAGTGTCTCCATCGGCACTGGAAAATCCAATATTATCAGAATTTATTGTCCAGCCACCAATTGAACCAATTGTTGCGTTTATTGTGCCTGATACATTTGCATTTGTTGCCGTTAACACTCCCCCTGGAGTTACCCTAAAAGGAGCACTAGCAAAGGTGGCATTTCCTAGGTATATTCCACTTGAATCGGCTTTAAATATTGAGTTTCCGGATCCAATTGAAATTGTTCCACCACTTAAAGCTCCGGTGAAAGTTCCACCAGCTGCTGATAAATTTCCACTAAAAGTTCCACCAGCTCCAGATAAATTTCCACTAAAAGTTCCGCTTGTAGCGTTGATGGTACCGGTTATAGTTGCGTTGTTAGCTGTTAACACACCAGCTGGTGTTACCCTAAACGGAGCGCTTGCGAAAGTAGAATTTCCTAAATATATTCCATTTGAGTCAGCTTTAAATATAGAGTTTCCAGAGCCAATAGAAATTGTTCCACCACTTAAAGCTCCGGTGAAAGTTCCACCAGCTCCAGATAAATCTCCACTAAAAGTTCCGCTTGTAGCGTTGAT